CGGCCAGCGGCCGTACAAGGCGCGGCTAACGATGCTCGCGCTGTACGGCGACCCAAGTTATCGCAGTGACGCGATGTGTCACCGCTGGTGCTTTTCCGAGTCTGAATTGATGGAACTGATGACCGATGCCGGGCTGACTGCGGTGGTGTCCACCCCGCCGCAGTGGCACGTGCCGGAGCGCGATATGCGGATCGAAGGGATCAAGCCGTGACGGTGAAGTTAGCGGGCACTAAATACAGGCTAGGCGCGGAGTTCGCCATCCGCAACGTCAACGAGATCGGGTTGTCGGGCGTAGTCGACGTGCGGGCGTTTGGGGCCAGCCCTGCCGAAACTGGCGCTGTTAATGCCGCGGCTATTCGCCAAGCGGCGATGGCAGCCCGAGGCGGCACGCTAAAAATTCCGGCCGGGCAGTTTGCCGTAGACACCACATCCGGGCCGATTGTTCTTGAAGAAGTCGCCATTGTAGGCGCCGGGGTTTTAGACGGAGCTACGGCGGCAATAGATCAGGGCACGGTGTTTCAAGTGACCGCAACCGGGGCGTCGTTGTTCAAAGTGCGTCGTGGCGTGTCAATCTCTGGCTGCGGGTTCTTTTATCCGGATCAAACAGACAGCGCAACGCCAGTTGCATATCCGCCGACTATTGATTTTGATTTTGACAACGGGCCGGTGCAGTTTGTGCGGCTGACAAACAACGTCGTTTATAACGCATATAGATGGGTGCGTATAGGTGACGCAAATGGAAACGTCGGGCACGTTTGGATTGCTGACAATACGGTTTACGGCATCCACCGCTGTATTGAAGTCACGCACAACTTAGAAGTAATTAAGATTTCCGGGAACACGTTTACGTTTGGGCATTGGCTGGCGGCAACCGAGGGCGGATGTCGTGCTTACACTCGGGCAAACGGGGTCGCCATAGAATACAATAGAGGGGATGGGATTTTCTTAACGGAAAATCTATTTTTTGGTTACTCAAAAGGATTGGCGGTATCGTCAGGCGGCACGGTGGCGCTGTGCAGGATTAGCGATAATTCGTTTGATCAATCGCGGTTCGGCATTTATGCGTCAGGGGCTGGTAACTTTACGACAAGTCAAATAGTCGGGAACGACTTCAACCCGTTTAATGGCATTGATACAACGCAAGCGGGAAGTGCAATTTACGTTGCGACTAGCGGTGCGGTCGGCGAAACGTTGGTAATCGATGGAAACGTCATTAGCAGTCCAACCGAAGACGGCATTTTAATCTCAGGCAATACGCCGACCCGATGGGTTGTTGTGTCAAACAATGTTTTTGCGTCGTGGGCAAGAGATAAAACGGCAGGCACGTATTACGCGATAAACGTTAGCGGAGCGGCGACAAACCTTATCGCGCAAGGCAATCTGTTGGCAGGAAGCGGGACCGCGCGCACAAGTGGAATAGGCGGGTCATGCAACACTATTGCTGCCACTGGTAACGTATTTAATGCATGCCAAAACGCAATAAACGCGTCGGCAAATTTTGTAACGCACAACGGCAATACGTCGTTTTCAACTGTTTCTAGCGCGTCGGACGTTATTAGCGCAGCGACAATTCAAGACCTTGGCAACGCTTACGATAAATCGACCGGCAATACTACAAGGGCGGCATTCTTAGCCAGAAAAAACGCAGCGCAAACCTTTAATTCCGGGGCGGCAACTGACGTATCGTTTGTAACCGAGGTGTACGATCGGGGCGGAGTGTTTGAGTCGCCGTCTTTTACGGCTCCGAAAACAGGGCGTTACTCGTTTGATTATTCGTTGTTTCACGACAACGCCGGAACTGCCGGCGACCGATGGACGATAACGCTTGTATCAAGTGGCTCCGGCGCGTTGCAACGATCATATTTGATGATAGCTGACTACAATTCGGTATCGGGTAGTGGTCAGCTACAATTAACGGCTGGGGAAACGGTAAAACTTCAAGTTGCACGAGTTGGCGGAGCCGGAAACTTTGTGACGTTCAACGACGCTAACGCAAATTGGTTTAGCGGTTCGCTTATTGAGTAATCGTTAAATGCCAACCACCTACGGCCAACTGAAATCGCAGGTCGCCGACTTCCTGCAGCGATCTGACCTAACGGCGTTCGTGCCGACGTTCATCGCGGACGCGACCGCGCGGTTCAGCGACGAGCTGCGCACGCCGGAGATGGAGACGGTCGCATCCACCACGCTTACCGGCGAGTGGACGGCGCTACCGACCGACTTCCGCGCCATGCGGCTGCTCGAGGCTGGCGGAAAGGTGCTGGAATACAAAACCCCGTGGCAGATGCAGCGGCTGGTCGAAACCGCGGCGGTGCCCTATGTCCCGGTCTACACGATCCAGGACATGCAATTCCGGGTGTACCCGTTCCCGTCGTCCACCGCGGTCGAGTTGACCTACTACGCCGCGCTGCCTGACTTCGCCGCGGACGGGGACAGCAATTGGCTGCTGAACAAGCGCCCGGACATCTACCGCATGGGCGCCATCGCACAAGCGCGGGTGTTCCTGCACGACGACCCGCGCGCGATGATGGCGCTGCAGATCGTGGACAAGTTCATCGCCGAGCAAAACCGCAGCGCACGGCAGATTGCCGTCGGCGCGGCGCCGCTCGCAGTCACGCCGGGATAAGACATGCCAGCACCGCTACAAACGACTGCCGTCGCAACCTTTGCGGCCGGAACGGGTAACGAAACGCGGTCGCTCACGTCGGTGGTTGCCGGGTCCACAATCGGGTGCTTGGTCGCCACGTACCGGCAGGATGCGCTGACGCCGCACGTCACGTCGGTGACGTCGAGCAACGGCGGCGCTCTGACTGCAGCGCTCACGCGCACCCGGAACTCGCAAAACGCTGGCGGCGGCAACCGTTTAACGTTGACGCTGTACCTGCTGCAAAACGCTGCGGCAGGATCGCACACGCTGACGCTTGTCAAAGCACAAACCGGCGATACGTTTGGGTCGTGGTTTGCGTTCGAAGTTGGCGGCGTGGTTGCGTCTAGCGCGGTCGACATTGCGACGGATGCAAGCGTCGATTACCCGAACGCGTCGGTGTCTATTGGTCCAACGGCCAGTCTTTCGCAAGCGCAAGAATTCGCCATAGCTGCCGTTGCTGGCTTGGGCTCAATTTTGTTTAACGGGTCCGCGACGCCGCCATCCGTTGCACCGGCCGGCTTTACCGCGTGGGCATCGTACAACCAGGTATCCCCGTTCGTTGCCGTGCCGTTCCAGGCGAGCTACGCGGATTTGAACAGCGTTTCGCCGCTGTCGGCAGCGTGGACCGTTGACACGACGGGTATTGACGACGGCTACTTGGCAATCATCGTTACGCTCAAGCTCATTTCCGGCACGTTCTTCGTAGAAATCTTGCTTGACCCAGACCCGAACGCCAGCCCAGCAATCACGATCAACAATTCCGCCGGATGGACGGTCGAGATGAGCAGCGGGTCGCCGGCCGCCGGCGCAACCATTCTCACAAACGTCACTGCGCAGTCGACCGGAAACAAGTTGCATGTGCCTGCGCCGTCGGGGGTGGCGCTTAACGCGCAGGTTAACGTCATCGCCTACAACACCGGGCTGGGGTTGTCGGGCGAGCGCGGCGTTGGCACGGTAAAGGCTGTGTGAGATGGCGAACGTAATTCGCGTCATCGACGCGATGCGCGCGGGGCACGAGGCAAAGCCGTTTGTGGCGCCCGCGCGCCGTATCTCGCCGTCCTGGTATGACGGCACGACCATGCACACGGGCCACAGGCTGCATGGCGATCAATTGAGCTGGTACAACCCTGCGCCGTATTCGCGCGACACGTGGTGGTATGCGGGGATGACGTGGTTTGTCCTTTGCGCCGAGCAAAACGCAACGAACCCGGACGCAAACCTGCACACGGCCACAAACACACGCGTGCACATTCGGCGCTTTCGGTCGCAAGTCCGCCGCGCGTCCTGGTCGATTGTGGCGAATCTCGACGGACCGCAGTCGAACAGGTACTCGTACAACGTCGTTGACGTCGCACAGTTGGGCGGCTGGCGCACGGAAACTGGTGGCGGCACGTCGCACAAAATCGGCAATGACGGCACGGTGATCGTCCACGGTTACGGGTCGCCGTGGGCGGTTGCCGATCCGTGGAACATTACCGGCATGGCGTTCGACATGGAAGTCCGCCTCATTTTGGATGATCCAAACGGGGCAGATGATCGCGCGCAGGCCAAGCTGGTTATACACATTGGCTGCGATTTGTACCCGTTCGCTGGCGCGACGATTCCAACGGCTGGATACTGGCCGGCGGTGGGGTTGGGCCCGTTCTTGCGGGTGACGAATAACTGGGAGAGCGTCGGGTTCAGCACGTACTTCGAAGGGTCGCGCGCCAACATGCAGGCGGCCGACTTCGCAAGCATTTCACCGAATTTTTTGTTAGCTAGTCCCCCGATCGATTGGACGACGACCGGCACGCCTGGCGTGATTCTGCCGCCCACGACCACCGATCCAGCGGCGCGGCGCCTGCTGTTTTTTGGCGATGACTTGATCCGCGGCGACGAGTCGACGGCAAACGGCCATCGCTCGATCCGCGGGCGCGTGTTGCAGCAGCTCGCGGCGCAGGGCACGTCGATCAACGCGCTGGGCTCTCAGGCGCTGACGCCGGCCATCGGCGGTGACCCAGATCACGAAGGGTATGCAGGCGCGGCATTGTCGACCGGCTCCAACAATCTGTCGGCGCGTCTGCCAGCGATCGTCGCATCCGCGGCCGGTGTCCCGCCGCAGCCCGGGCTGGTCGTTGGCATTCCGTCGGGGCCCGCGATTCCTGAGGTCATTGTGCTGTGGGCCGGACGCGACGATTACGTGAACACGCCCAGCGGCATCGGCGACCGTATGGCGGCGCTGATCCAGGAGCTGCGCACTGCATTTCCCAATGCGCAGATTGTCGTCGGCACGCTGCCGCCCCAGCAGGGGCAAACCGAGGCGCAGACCAACGCGGCGCGCACGGGCTACGCAACATTGAATACACGCATCAGGACGATCGCTGCGACGACGTACGGCGTATCGGTGGCCGACGTCGCGTCGCTGACGACGTTTGTATCGGGAGATTACGCGGATCAATGGCGACTGCTGCAAACCGGCGCAGATAAGGCCGCGGCGCCGTTTGCAACGGCCATCAGTGCCGCGTTCAGTGCGGCGACAAAATACATCATCCCGGGTAGGCCGCTGGTGATGCGGGTTTGGCGGCGTCATGCCAATCACCCGACGACGATGCGAGTGCATCGATCGGGTTACACGCCTGCGGCGCCAGAGATTGCAACGACGTCGTTGACTTCCGGTCGTGTCGGCACACTGTACGCAGTCACGATCGCTGTCACGGGGCAACTTGAACCTACGGTGACGCACACGGGGACCCTGCCGCCAGGGATTACGCGGTCGGGCACTGCGTTTATTGGTACCCCGACCGCTGCGGGTGAGTATCCAATCCGTGTAACCGCAACAAATGCAAGCGGAACGACGTTCGTTGATTTTTCGATAACCATTTTTGCGGCGCCTGCAGTCACAACGACGACGTTACCGGCTGCTGTAGTTGGCATCCCGTATTTTGCTGCGCTAGGGGCTACTGGTCAGCCGCCGTTGCTCTGGTCGGTGACGGGGACGCTGCCTGCGGGCTTGACGCACCAGGCAGGCGTTATCAGCGGCACGCCTACCGTCGCGGGATCGGCAAGCATTGCAGCCGTCGTGTCCGATGCCAGCGGTCCATCGGTGGCGCAGGCGTTGACGTTAACGGTGCAGGCTGCGGGCACGCCGCCGCCGTCGATCCCGGTGGACGGGCAGTGGTCGCGGCTGCCGCGCGATGTCGAGATTTGGGTGAGGGTGCCGCGTGACACCTAACCAGCCGCTCGTGGCGTGGGCGCCGGACCTGGACCCGACGACGCCCGGCATCCTGACCGACATCACCAATCTGTTGCCGACCGCGCGCGGGTACGCGCCGGATTTTTCGGTGGCAGCAGGCGTTACGTATACGCAGACCTTGCCGACGCAATGTCGCGGCGCTGCGTTGGTTCAGCAGTCGGGCAACTTCTTGCCGATTTTGTTGCTTGGAACGGCAACGACAATTTCGGCGGCAATTTCCGGCGCGTTGTTGCCGTTGACGAGAACGACGCCATACGTGACCGTCACGGACACTCAGGACGACGGGTGGCGATTTGGGGCTTTTGGCGTCGACGCGCTCGCGGTCAGCTACGCGAATCAGCTGCAAACGACACCGCTACCGGAGGCGGGAACTCGATTCGCAAACGTCAGCGGTGCGCCGGCCGCGGGAACCATGTGCGTGCAGTCCGGGTTCGTCATGCTGGCGAACATCAACGACGGCGCGTTCCCGTATGCCGACGGCTATTGGACCTGCGCGCTGCAGAACGTGACGAGCTGGGCGCCGGACGTGGCGACGTTTGCCAGCCGCGACCGGCTGATGCAAACGCCCGGCGGCATCGTGCGATTGATTGCATTTCAGGACGACATCATCGCCTTCAAGGCGACGTCCATTTTGCGCGGCACGTTTACAGGCGATCCAAGCGTGCCGTGGGCGTGGCGCGTGGTATCTGCGCAGATTGGCATCGTGTCTCACGACGCAGTGTGCGAGGCTGAAGGGATTTTGTATTTCCTGTCAGCCGACGGATTTTATGCGTTTAGCGGTGCGCAACTGCAGCGGATCGAGTCCGCGCCGTGGGAGTGGTTCAAATCGCGCGCCTCATTCGGCGGCAAAATCCGCGCAATGGCGCAGTGGGATTCGATCCGGCGCGTCGTGCGGTGGTACTACGAGGATTTTTACCAAACGGCAGTCGCTGGGGTGTACCAAGGCGGCGTCGCATACGCGCCAGTTTTCGACCGCTGGGGTCGCTTCGCCAGCAACGCGACGGCGATTGCGTATGTCAGCGACAGCGTGCCAACCATGACGAGCGAGGCTCGGCCGCGACAGAATGTGCCGCTGGTGATGGACGCGACGACGTTTGGCTGCCGCGTGTACCGCGGGCCAGTGCAGCAATCGCAGTTCACGAGCAATTTTATCGGCAACGACCAGCAAGTCACCGTGCTGACTGGTGCGCGCGTGCGGCTAACGGGTACGGCGGTTGCGGCAATCTGCATTCCGCGATCGCGTGCGACGTTGGACGACGGGTTGTCGCCTTGGGTCATTGGCACTGCAGCGGCGCGCACGGCAGACGGCCGTTATGATTTTCACGTTTCTGCACGCTGGCATTCGCTCGAGTTTCGACAAGACGCGGGCGGCATGTACGAAGTGCTGGGGTATCAAGTCGAGATGCCGCGTGCCGGACAGCGATGAGACGCACTGTACAAACGGAAGGGCTAGACCTGCCGCTGCCGGCGCTGCGCGAGTTGCGCACGTTGGCGATTTTCCATAACGCTTTTGCCGGCCGGCTTTTTACCGGCGAGGGCTCGCCGGAGGGCGTGATTGCTGCGGACCGCGGTGCGCTGTACCTGCGCACGGACGGCAGCACGTCGACCACGTTGTACGTTAAAACGGCTGACGCCGGGCTTAAAACAGGTTGGACCGCGAAATGACCTACCAGGAACTGATCGACCTGTACATGCGCTCCGGCGGCATG